ATGGCGAAGATGCGACCCGACTCTGCCGAACATCACCTGTACCTTGCGGTTGCTGAAACCCCGAACCGTCGTGAACCATGGGTTGAGTTAGCACAGTTGTACCACGACAGAAAAGATTGGGTACGTTGCAAGTCAGCTTGTGAGATGGCTCTCATCATCACAGAAAAACCATTGGACTATCTATGTGAAGCGTTCGCTTGGGGATGGCTACCACACGATCTAATGGCTATCTCCTGCCACCATCTTGGACTTAAACAACAAGCCTCACATCACGGCAACACAGCCCACCAGTTAAACCCTGATGACCCTAGACTCCTAGCCAACCTTGCCTTCTACGAATAGGGTATGCTGTTTCTGTCCCCTGTCTTGTAGGAGTAAAAATGCCAAAGGTCGGAAAAAAAGAATTCCCATACACCCCCAAGGGAATGGCTATGGCTAAAGCTGAAGCCAAGAAAAAAGGCATGAAGACAATGGCTGGAAAGAAAAAAGCCGGTAAGAAGAAGTAATGTCCACTGGCACTGTTGTCATTAACCGAACCCTTCGACAGTTGCTGTCGGGGGTTGTGGAGCAAAAGAACAAGGTAGCGGCCCCTGTCACGGTGTCTGATACTTCTGTTGTTTTGTCGTATGACCTTGACGGGTTTCGTGCTGGGTCTGTTTTTGAAATTGACTCTGAACTGTTTTATGTTTGGGAGGCGAACAGCGGATCTAAAACCCTGACCGTTGAACGAGGCTGGAACGGTACTGTCCCCGCCGCCCACGCCACCAGTGCTATCGCCACCTTGAACCCACGGTTCCCACGGTCACAAGTCCTTGAAGCGTTAAACGACGAGATACAAGACCTGTCATCCCCGATGCACGGATTGTTTCAAATCAAATTCTTTGACTTGGATTACAACGGTTCTGACATGTACATCAACTTGCCATCGGTAGCGAACATCATTGATCTTGTATCGGTTCATGTCCGTTATCTTGCTGATGAATACATTCAAATCCGTAAAGTTAAACTAGTTCGAGACATGCCAACCGATGACTTCTCTAGTGGATATGCCATCAAGTTTGAACAACCCGCCCGTCAAGGCAGGCTTCGTATCGTCTATAAAGCCCCGTTCGTTGCGTTGACAAGTGAAACACAGAACCTGACTAACTGGGCTGGGCTACCTGCATCTTGTGAAGACATCATCAACCTTGGAACACAGATTCGTATGATGGCTCCCCGTGAGATGAAACGAAACTTTACCGAATCACAAGGTGACACACGCCGTGCTGATGAAGTGCCACCAGGTGCTATCGCAGGATCTATACAGAACCTGATTCGTATGCGCCGTGACCGTATCACCGCCGAAGCATCCCGTCTCATTAGGCAGTACCCAACATTTTTAACTAAGGAATAGTTAATGTCTTTGACGTTTACTTTCCCGTTTGTTGGAACCCCAGCGTTTTACACTGGCACATCAACTAGTTCTTTAGTTCCTGATGTGTTCCCTGTCGGTATTGACGGCAGACCATACATGATTGATCAACGGTCTAACCAGTTCAGTCGAGCGTTTGAACAACGTGTCCGTGATTCGGTTGACCAATCAACAGCTCCTGGTGAGGCTGCGATTAACCCTGGTGGGTTGTGGCGACGAGGTGAGGTGTCGTGGCATTTGGGTGCTGGACAGAAATATGCTGACACGGCTGAGGGTCAGGACTACCGGATGTTTCGTTCTAAGGGTGTGAACCCTTGGGTTAAAGGCCAGTTGACTTTGTTGAACTCTACGGTGTTGCGTAGCCAGTCAACTTTTACGGGATCTAATCTTCCGATGGTTGAAGTCAACGGGCATGTCTATGTCGCTGACGGTCAAACTTTGAAGTACACAACTGATCCCTTTGCTGCGACTCCTGTGTGGACTTCGGTTACTACTGGTGCACCTACCGCCACGATTAACGACATCACTACTGATGGCAGACAGATTTATGTTGCATACGCTAACGAGGGTATTTTGATGACCACTATTGGTGGGGCATCTTTAACTGATCATTACGCAACAACAGGAACATACAACTACACACGGCTTGGGTTCGCTAAAGGGTTTGTTCTTGGTTTCCATAAAGACGGCACAACGGAAAGCCATATCCATGCTGTCCCGTTTGAAGATAACACATCGCACGGTACTGCTATCGCATTATTACGTGACCCTGATTTTGTGTGTGCAGGTTTCGCTGGTGGACAAAACCATATTTATGTTGCAGGAAGAAGCACAGATATAGGTCTTGTATATCGTTTAGGTATCAAAGCAGACGGCACTATAGATGTCGCTATCGTTGCATTAGAACTTCCTGTTGGTGAATACCCCACAAGTATCTACGGATATCTCGGTGGTGTGCTTATCGGCACCAACAAAGGTGTCCGATACGCCACCGCAGATGGCAACGGCAACCTGGTTGCTGGTGCTCTTATCCCCACATCTGGTGATGTCAACGGGTTTACCGCTGAAGATCGGTTTGTGTGGTTCACATGGTCTAACTATGACAACACTTCCGGTGGTTTAGGTCGTCTTGATTTGTCTAACTTTATTGCCCCGAACACACCTGCTCACGCTACTGATTTAATGTACAGCTCGACTGCTGCCGTTAAATCTGTGGTGTCGTTAAACGGTAAAAGAGTTTTCAGTATCTCAGGTGTCGGGGTTGTTGCTGAAGACACAGCGAACCTTGTTGCCACAGGCAGTATTGAAACAGGTATTTACCGTTGGGGTATCCCAGATCGCAAGTTCATTGCCCGTGTAGATACCCGTTCGTTACCGTTAAAAGGTTCCATCGTTTCCTACATGTCCCTTGACGGTGCAGATTTTGAGCTGCTCGGAACATGGAACAACGCCGACGACACCGAAAACAGTTTCAACGGATCAGACGATAAAGCCATCGAAGCTCATTTCAAGTTTGAACTGAACCGTTTGTCGGCTTTAGTAGGTCCAACCTTGACCCGTTGGACATCCCGTGCATATGCCGCCCCGTTCCGTTCCGAACTGTTCCGTCTTCCACTACTTATCCATCAGCAGTTACGCCTTCGAGACAAAGACTATTTTGTGGAGGTCAACGAGGAATTAGCCCAGTTGCGGGACTTGATTCAAGAGCCACGAATCATCACTTTGCAGTTGGGATATGAAAACGTTTCAGTCATTATGGAAGATATGGAATGGCTACCAGTTGATACTTCCGACAAGGGTTGGATTTGGGAAGGGACAGCAGTTGTTACTATGAGAAGTGTTCAGGAATAGGAGTTTCCATGTCAGCAAAAATACGTAGAACATACAAGGGTGCCGCTATCTCGGCAGCTCTTGATTCAGGTGGTGTTAGCTCATCAACACAAACATCTATTACCCTTTCTACCTCACCATCTACTTGGCCGACAGGCAAGTTTTTTGTTGTTGTAGCCCCAGGTACTGCACAAGAAGAAAAGATGTGTGTCACTTTGTCGGGTGCCACGTTAACTGTTGTTGACCCTGATGCGGCTTCTAATGCGGCTTCTACTAATGGTCGTGGGGTGGATGACACGACAGCTCGTTCGGCTATAGCCGGTGGTTCCATTATTTATCCTGTGTTCACAGCTGTTGATGCTGACGAAGCAAACGAGTTGACTTCTACCTATACGACACAGGGTGATCTTGTGTATCAGGGTGCTTCGACTTTTACTCGTCTTGGTGTGTCTGGTGTTACTGGTTATCCGTTAGTGGCTGGTGCTTCAGCCCCGTCGTATGCACAGGTCGCTGCTACAGGTATCGCTAACAATGCTGTGACGACAGACAAAATTAATGCTGCTGCTGTTACTGCTGCGAAACTAGCGTCGCAGGTTGCTGGGTCTGGTCTTGTTGGTGGTGCTGGTGATGCTCTTGCTGTGAATGTTGATGATTCAACTCTTGAGATTCAGAGTGATGCTGTACGTGTCAAAGACCTTGGTGTAACGACAGCAAAGATTAATAACCTCGCTGTGACAGCAGGAAAGTTGGCTGACGACTCTGTAACTAATGACAAGATTGATTACGCTACGGTTCCTCAAACCACGGTTGCTACTGGCGATCCTACTGGTGGTAAGAACGGTGACATCTGGGTGAAGGTTATTGTTCCGTAATGCCTGCTGTTGGTAGCAACCTTGCCAAAGCCTATTTCAGTGGCGAGTGGCGTGACTGGAACGCTGTTCAAGGAAACCTGAGTGGCACTTGGAGGCTTGCCTCTGATGTGTATGTTAAGCAGGGTGGAGAGTGGAGACAGGTGTGGGTAAGGCTTACTGCACCTACGGCTGGTTCTACATCTTTGTCTGATGTCACTGCCACTATTTCTTGGACTGCTGGTGTCGGCCAGGAAGGTTTCAAGTTGTATCGCAACGGCACGTTTGTTAAGAATGTTACTAGCGGTACTAGCACCACTGATGCTTTACCTGCTTTGAATACCGCATATACCTATACGGTGTCGGCTTATGCTGGGGCTACTGAAACCGCACAGATTTCTTGTGGTGCTGCCGTTACAGGAACGGTTGGTACACCGACAACTTCTGTTTCCCTTACTACGGATTGGGCTTACACAAACAACGACTGGAATGGTCAACCAGTTACATTTAATACAACCTGTACTGAGGTTACAGGCGCAACAAGTTACCAGTGGTCTTTGGATAATGGCTCTACTGCTGGTGGTACTGCTAACAGGTCGTACTCTTTTAACCTGAACGAAGATGCTGTGGTTAATGTCCGATGGAGAGCAGTCCGTGTTTATGAAGGAACAACTTATAATGGTTCTTGGTCAAATACTAAGACTGTTAATGCTGGTCAACCATTAAAGCGTAACGCATCTCAGAACTTTGATTACAACAAGATTGTTCGTTTTGACCAGACTATTGGTGAAACGGTTAACTTTACTGGCGGGTTCGGAACCGTTATTGACTCTTATCAATTCCGTGAAGTTGACGCAGTTGGGTCAAGTCTCTTGGCTAACAGTGTACGTCGTGTCACATTTGAACGCCCTTCAGGTGCGGGCGGGGATATTGTCATACCGTATGGTGCTTCAACAACATCAGGAACTGGCGACGACAGTGGCAACTATGTACAAGGACCGTTCTTTAACTATGTTGACGGGTTCTACGGTGTAACCACTTTTGGTTCTTGGTCGGTGGCATCAACACCATATGTTGAATACAAACTACGCTTCACTGGAAGAAGCATTGCCCAAACTGCTACGGCACCCACCATCACATAACCTGATACACTGTCGCTGTCCATCGGAGGGGTTAACCAACAGGAGAACCCCATGCTTTCACTGAAAGTAGCCAAAGACGTAACAAGCCGAATCGTAGCGTTGTTCATCATTTCAAGCTTGACCATCATCACAGGTTCCAGCATCATCAACTCGATGCCTGTCTCCGAAGTACAAATCCCATTGTGGTACTCGGCTGCTCTCGGTGGATTCCATGCAGTAGCAGACGTACTCGTAAAACTAGCCAAGTCATCCCTTGACGGAAAACTAGAAGCACACGAAGTTGATGCTGCGTTCGGTGTGAAGCGGGATTCTGCTGTAGAAACCGAAGTTGAGGAAGGCTAAAGCCCTACTGATTTTTATAGGGGGATCAGTTTTCCTTTTTGCTGTTACCGCCCAAGCCGACAATCCAAGGGTTATAGAACCCACAGATTTTTGGTTTCAATATGATCAGCCAACACAGTTTTATGCACGAACATTTGCTGTGCAGGGCTACTGGTCTGACCCGATGTTGTGGTTGTACAACTCTGATGGTGTGCTACTCGCAGCCAATGATGACTTCTACGGGTTGCAGTCTGAACTTTCCATACCTGTGGAGGCAGGGTTGTACAGGCTTCGTGCCGGTGTGTGCTGTGGTGATCCGAACCGTTGGTATCAAGGTGTCCAATATGAACTCTCAACGAACGGTGTACCAACGACTACTATCGGACTATGGGATACGACGACGACGATAGAGCCAACGCCTACGAGCGAGCTGTCAACAACCACGACAATGGAACTGACGACAACGACAGTGTTGACCGTGCCACCTTCATCGAGTTTGCCAATATTGTCCAGCACTACGACGACACTGCCCGACCTGCCCACGACGACATTGACTTTGAGCCTGCCGACTACGACGGTTCAGAGTACGACTTCGGTGGTGAGCCAGTCACCCTCTACGGTCTTATCGTCATCAACCTCGGCCCCGCCTTTGGTGATGTCTTCGACGACTACGTTGATGACCCCTTTGATTACCTCTACGACAAGCTCAGAGGGCTTCGTAAGCCCCGTAGAGACGACATTGACGACGAACCCTACCCTGACCACCCCCTCTTTGGAGACGACGAATCAGAATGGTAAAACATTTACTCGTAAGGTGAGCCTCGGACCTATCAGTTTCACCATCACAGCCACCGAAGCACAACGCCGAACCGTAGTCGCTGCCGCCATAGTCCAAATCACCGCTGTTGCTACAATCTCCACCACAGGGGTATCAGCCAACAGCTCTACCACCAGGAGAAACAGATGATCGAACGTATCCTACGCTCATTGTTCAAAGCCCCCACCTCAACAGGAATGTTTGAAGAAGACCCTGGGCTTCCCCAACTTGCTATCGGAATCCCCGAACAAACCCGTGTCATCATCGGTGTAGAACCAGGAGAAGAAGCAATCCTCGGATCCGAAATAGTTCTTGTTTTAGATTCCGAAACCCACACCGCCTCCACCCACCTCATCGGACTACTCGGCTACGGACCCCACCATCTACGCCGCCGAGTCCTATCCCGCCTGTTACGTCACCTGATAGGTGCAGGCTGGACACTGGCAGGCATGATCATCGTTGTCCTCACCTTGTCCGGTGCGCTACAGATAATCGCACTCATCATATGTTTGCTATTCTTTGTTGTTGATCTCATGTCAATCTCTTTGAGAAGACCATAGTGAGCATCAGGAAAAAACGCAGGACACCAAGAATGAAATACCCATATAGAAAACTGGTTCTACCAGCAGCACTTCAAAAGCAAATCAATGGTCGCTTAGATAAAGCCTCACTTGCCCGTGTGAACACAGGTGGGAAAATGTTTACAACTGCTGCCTTTGCTTTCAACACAATGTATGACGAAGCAAAAAAAGCAGGCATCACCCTTAGAAACATTGGTGACTACCGTTCGTTTGACGGTCAAGTTGCAATGTTCAATGACCGGTACAGCCTCAAAGATCAAGGCCGCAAGCCACAAGTGACACGCCAGTACGAAGGCAAGACATGGTTTCTAAAAAAAGGTAAAGCCCCATCAGCTGCACCAGATCCGACAGGTAAGCGTGGTAGTAACCACGGCTGGGGTCTTGCGATTGACTTAGCAGTAGAAGACAAGAAGGGTCAAATCCTGGCGTTGTCTTCCGATAAGAAAGCCTTGAAATGGATGTGTGCAAACGCACCTCGATACGGTTTCTTTATGCAAACAGCAGACCCTAAATCCCCTGAGTTTGAAGCGTGGCATTGGCAATACTGCTACGGCGATGAATTCCCACCTGCGTTTGTTCCTGCATAGGTGAAGTAAATGTTCCGGTGGTTCATGGCAGGCTGGTTTGTTGCTGGTATAACCATCGGATCTATTGTCATCTCCGTATATAAAACCATTGTTGAAACCGAAGACGGAAGCGACTGGTTCTACGAATGACTGTTATACAGTGGATTCTTACAGCGGGTGCAGTCGTAGGTTCCCTTGGGGTTATCTATCAAACCATCATCCGACCTGTCTATAAATGGATGCACCGCATAGAAAAAGCTGTCGCTCATGTAGAGATGAATATGAACAACAACGGTGGTACATCTATGCGTGATGCTGTTGACAGAATTGAGAACCGTTTAACAATAGTTGAGGATTATCTAACAAGAAAACGATGATAATGTCTTCTGTCTTATGACGAACGAAGACATCACAATCCTGTTGAAATATCTCATCAAATCCGTAGTTCCACCAATGGACCATGACGCTTTCCTACGGGCAGTAGCACGGCTGGAAGCCTTGCAAATAAAGGCTCAAAAAGTAGCCTGACCCCTACGGTATTATCGCATTATGGATAACTACCCAATCGTTCTCATCAAATGGGCTGACGCACAAGGCGAAGAACCAGGCTGGTTATCGCTTGAAGATTTAGAAGACGACGGGGAAGTAATCGTATCCACCGTAGGGTTTCTAATCCCCGCTGATGAAGCAGGCGGTAAACACAATCATGTTTCAGTGATGCAGACCTACCACGGAGGCGAAGCTATTCACGTGTTTCGTATCCCCGTAGGCATGGTCAGATCCATGTCTGTTATGGGTTGTACAGAAACCTGAAAGAAAATGTTTGACATTGATACACCCTCCGTGTATCTTGCTGTTTAACAGTTACAACAGAAGGGAAACTTCATGGCATTACATCGGTATCGAATTGCTAAACCAACACACGGCGGTCAAGACTGGCTGAACATCCGGTTCCGTGATGAGCAAGGCAACAAGAGAGTCTCAGCTTCGGCGGTGGCAGCAATCTACGGGTTGCATCCATTTGTCAAACGAGATCAATACGCAGCAGAACTACTTGGTGATGTTGCACCTACACCTATCCCACCTAACGCCGCTATGGAACGAGGCAACCGTTTAGAAGACCCAATTATGAATTGGGCTGCTGATCGTTTAGGTGTTCCGTATGTGACACCAGACGAAATGTTTGTGTGTGACTCAACTAATGGGGCACGTATGGTTGCCACACTTGACGGCTTCTACGAAGATGGTGATGTTCGTCAGGTGTTGGAAATCAAAACCACTACCCGCCAATGGGAAGGAAACCTGCCGGACTATTGGCGTATCCAAGGTATTCAGCAAGCTATCTGTGCTGATGTTGAGGAAGTTATGTGGGCCGTGTTTGATCCGTCTATGAACATGCACATGTATCTACAGAAGGTGACACCCGCTGAACAGGCAGAACATATCTCTGCTGTTGAAGTGTGGTTGAACAACATCGAGTTGGGGATGGTTCCTCCTGGTGTGAAGTGGTCGTATGAAACGATTCAGGCTCGCTATCAGAAACCTGTGAACCGTATCCAAGAGTTGTCGTCTGACACTCGTGAATTGTTTGACCGTTTGCGTCATGTCCGTAACGAACTTGCATCCTATAAAGAGATGGAAGATCAGTTGAAAGCAGAGATTTGTGAGTTAATTGGAGACGCTGATAGTGCCGTTATTGACGGTACGACAGTGGCTACATGGAAACCACAATCACGTTCATCTTTTGATGCGAAAGCATTTAAAGAGGCGTACCCCGAACTGGCTGCCCAGTTCACCAAAACCACCAATACAAGAATGTTTCTTTTGAAAGGGGAACGATAATGGAAAATAAATCAATCAAACTAGAAGATGTACTGAACAAGTACGGTATCCCTGACCCGAAGATTGTTGGCAAACTACCTAAGGGTGGTATCCAACTGGACTTCGTGGGTCATGCTGATGTCACAAAGATGCTCATCGAAATTGATCCGCAGTGGTCGTGGGAACCTACAGCGTTTGACGCTGACGGCCTGCCTGCCTATCGTGTTGAGAACGGTATGGCACACATGGCTGGCTGGCTTACGATTCATGGTGTACGCCGTCTCGGTATCGGCTCTGTTGCCCACAACAAGGGTGACTTATTGAAAGAGTTAGCGTCTGACTTTATTCGTAACGCTGCTATGCGTTTCGGTATCTGTCTCAGTCTGTGGACTAAGCAAGAGTGGGATGATGTTGATCGCCCAGTCTCTGCACCTGCGCCTGCACCTAAGGCGAAGCCTGCCCCTAAAGCAGAAGCCGGTAAAGACGATGATCCACTGTCGGACAAACAAATCGAAGCTTTCAATAAGGCTTGTGTTGATGCTGACCTAAACCCAATGTCGGTCTATAAAACTGCCGATGTCCGATTCGGGTTCGCTAAACAGAAAGACCTCCACGCTTTACGTGTTGCTTTCAAAGATGCCAAGCAAGTTAAGGAGGGCTGATCATGGCTAACAAAAGAACTGTTGACCCCACAGGGTCTGAAGTATCTAACCATCTGATTGCTTTGCGTGTCAGTGATTCACAGTTACGAGACATCGAGTTGTTATGTAAGCAGAGGAATGTTCAGCGTTCCCAGTTGCTTCGTGATTTGATTCGTCAAGCTGTTGAGCAGGAGTTGGCTCAGTGAGTGATGAGGTTAAGAACCTTCGGGAAGATAACGCTCGTGCTTGGGAACGGGTCGCAGAACTGGAAGCCAAACTGAAAGAATGTTCAGCAGAACGGAATCGTTTGTCGTCAGAGTTAGCCCGCACCTATGAGTAAAACAATTACCCATGGGCGTACAGCGTTCGTGAAACATAAATGCCGGTGTGATATCTGTGCCGAAGCATCACGAGCCTACAAGCGGGCATACAACGCACGTCAAGGCAAAACAATCAGACGTTTAGATTCAACCCCGTTCATTGAACGACTAGTTAAAGATGGTCGGCTGGCAGCAGTGCAGTCCACTGATTTGTGGAAGTGGCGTACCAGTGGTATAGATCTGTGGGCTGCCGACAGGTGGGCTATCCGTTTGGGGTATCACCCGCTGGAGATTTGGGGTCAAGAGTTTTATATCGGGGTGTCAGAAATGGACAACAACTATGAGCAAATCTAAACAGAAAGGTACCGCAGCTGAAACAGCAGTGGTGAAATACCTGAAAGACAACGGGTTTGTTCATGCTGAACGCCGTGCCCTCACAGGAACCAACGACAAGGGTGACATCACTGGCTGTGGGCCTGTTGTGTTTGAGGTGAAGAACCATAAGGCTATGGATCTTGCTGGCTGGTTGAAAGAACTACAAACAGAAACCGTTAACGCTGAAGCCAACACTGGGTGTGTGGTCGCCAAGAAACGTGGCACCACTAACCCTGGTGACTGGTATGCGGTGCTGCCTTTTGAGTGGTTTGTGCATCTATTGAAAGAAGCTGGCTACTGATGAGACAGAAAAGACAAGACACCTGCACCTGCCATGTTGGATGGAACTGGGAGAACGGACCGTGTGACTATTGCCAAAGCGAGTTCTGTTTTAAATGTGACCACGACATTGAGGAATGTCCTTCGTATTGTTTTTGTGAATGTAACGACAATGTAGAAGACGACGAGGATGATGAAGAAACCGTTTGATGTTGAACTGTATGACGCAGATGACAATGCGAAATACACAATCATCGAATGGTTATACAACAATGGGTTTGTTGCCTGGGTTAATCCCGACAAGTACGGGATAGATGTGCTGGCTACAAGAGATGGGGATCAATATGGTTTTGAAGTTGAAGTAAAACATAACTGGCAAGGGGAAAAGTTTCCGTTTAGAACCGTGCATTTTTCTGCTAGGAAACAGAAGTTCATAGGTTGGAATCATTTTTTTACGATGCTCAACGATGACCGAACCTGTGTTCTGGTGGTTGATGAGCAGGCTTTACGATCCGCTGAGATAGTAAGCAAGGAAACGAAATACACTTCGGATGAGTTGTTTATTGCTGTGCCGAAACAGCTTTGTGTCGTATTCCGACTAGACTAAACCTTATCCGTTTTACATTTCCCTTTGGAGGTCTATGCCCACACACCTGTCTTGTCCCATGTCGAAAGGAAACCAATGCGTAAACGCATAACAATCTTACTAATATCAATAACAACACTCATACCTGCAACCCCCGCATTAGCAGCTGAGAGGCCCGTAGAGCAGTTCAAATGCCCGAAGGCTATGCGGATAGCCCTACAGGTCGGCTTCAAAAAGAAAGACCTTAAAACGCTAGACAGAATCGTTCATCGAGAAAGTAAATGTGTAACAAAATCTGTGGGTTGGAACTACCATAAACCACTCACACACCGTGACTGCAAACTAGATCACTGGAAAAAATACCGCAAATGTAAAGCGGTTAAGTCGGCAGACTTCGGGTTAACCCAAATCAACGACAGATCCTGGGTTAGATACCTCAAAGAAAAAAAGATCATCACAAAGGTTGACGACCTACTAGATGCCCGCACTAATATGAGAGCAGCAAAAGCTTTATATGACTACTCATT